AGTAGATTGAGGCGTTTCACGTGAACAATCGTGCGTTCATTGTTACGATTCATTGTGGCACGTAAACAGAAGTACGATTGGTCATTACACGGTGATGAGATCACTTCCTTGTACAAAGATGGATTTTCATCGCGCGACATTGCTCAAAAATTGAAAGAAAAGCACGGTGCGATCTACTCAGACGGAGCGTTACGTCACTTCATAGGAAGCGTTGGTATCTCAAGATCAAAGAGTGAATCGCATAAGCTTGCGCTTGCAAAGTCTGAAATAATTTGTGAGATATGCGGAAAGAAGCATATGCCCGGTAATTGGAACCAACGTTGGTGCGATGAATGTACGGGTAACGATAGGTTTACGCATAGAATTCGACAGCATGGTTTACCAGCGATAATCATTGAAAGGTTATTCGATGAACAACGCAGTGAATGTGCTATTTGCGGAAAGAAATTTGATTTTCTGTTCGTAGATGGTAACAAGCGAACGTTGGTCGTTGATCACGATCACGTAACAAATCAATTGAGAGGTTTATTGTGCATACGTTGTAATTCTGGATTGAGTTTTGTTGATGATGAACAATGGTTAAAGAACGCTCAACGTTACATCAAAGATTGTCATGAAGTGAAGCAACCGATTTACGTCAAACCGCCTAGAATGAGAAAATACGTTCGACACTCACCTGTATCAATTTGATTTATTTTACAACGGGAACTTTAATCCAAACGTTCGACACTCACCTGTATCAATTTGATTTATTTTACAACGGGAACTTTAATCCAAACGTTCGTTCGAACCATGCTGTAGCGTTGTGTTTTTCGTTCAGCAATTGCATGATCGAATCAAGCGATGCGCCTTCTCGACCGAGCTCTTCATCGAACCTACGCGTTGCGATCATTGCTTTCGTCGTGATCTTGATCTCATCGATCGTTCCACGCAACCTCACGTTCGTCGGTAATCCAACGACCCACGACGCTATCGATGCCAGGAACACCTTTTGAACGGTGTTTAAACCAACAGGGGCGAGCACTTCCATGTCGGCATAAGTAGGTGGTATAGGCGAGCGTCGCTGCACGCAGAAGGACACACGAAGTGCCATCGAAGGAAGAGCTCACAGACCAGCTGACGCTGATGACGAAGTTGGCCGCTCAGGTGGAGCGTATGGCAGCGTCGACGGAGAAACTTGAATCGTCATACTCGCAGCAGATCGATGCCGTGCAGAAGCTCGCCGCGGCGCTTGGACAGGTAAACACACAAGGCGCAGTTCAGAACGTCGATGTTCTCAGCAAATCGCTGAAGGACATGCAAGCGAAGATGAAGGACATCGGTAAGACGAGCGAGAAGGCGTTCCAGACGCTCGGCAAAAAGGTTGAGGAAACCGGCAAGACGATGAGCCAGAAGTTTCCGAAGTCGGTTGCAATCGGTGCAGCGGCGTTGATCGGGTTCGTTCAGGGCACACGAAACCTCGTTTCATTGACTAAGGGCGTCGTTGGTTTCTTTGCATCGTTTGTTGACGGTGCATTTAGCATCGCTGCGGCCATCATTGCGATACCGTTTAAGATATTTGAATCGTTGGTCGATACGGCAGCACGTTCAGCGGGTGGAATGTCTGAGCTCATGGTGGCGATAGAGAACCTCAGGAAGGAGTTTGGGTTCCTGTATGGGCCAACCAATAAGGCGATCATCGACGTTTCCAAGAGCCTCAAGGGGTTCAAGGACACCGGTTTGAGCGCCTGGCGCGTGTTCGGTATGATGCACATGCGTCTTGAATTGTTACAGAAGGTTGCGACTGAGATGGGCGCAACGTTCACGTACCTGCGTGACGAGTTCGAGAAGAACGGTGGAGCGTTGCTCGCGTACCAGAAGGGATTGGGCCTCAGCGAGGAGCTGATGAAGTCGATTGCGCAGTACACGATCTCCATGGGCGACACGCTAGGCGACACGTTTAAAGAGATGACGAAGTATTCGCTTGGCATGGCGAAGGCGTTTGGATTGGATGCGAAGGTCATAAGCCGCGACATGGGCAAGGCGATCATGGACGTCAAGCACTTTGCTGGTGCAACGATACAGGAGATCGCACAGGCAGCAACTTACGCTCGTAAACTTGGTTTGGAATTGGACAAGGTCGTTGGAACGTTGGATACGTTTGAGACGTTCGATACAGCGGCAGAGAACGTTGCCAAGCTATCGCAATCATTCGGTGTTCAGATCGATGCGTTCGAGTTGATGAAGGCGCAGGATCCCGCCGAACAGATTGACATGCTACGTAAATCGTTTGCAAAAGCCGGCGTTGATTCATCGAACTTCAATAGACAACAATTGAAGTTGCTTTCGACGACGACGGGTTTGGACGAGGCAACCGCCAGGCAGGCGTTTTCAATGAAGAACCAGGGCATGGGTCTCGATGCGATCAAGAAGAAGGGTTCAGACGTTGAAAAGAAGACGTTGACACAGGCACAGGCGATGGAAAGGTTAGCTGATGCCATCGAAAGGCTCGTCATGCCGGGTGGCCAATTGCTCGGAAGCTATTGGGATCAGTTCATCCTTGGTGTTAAGAACGGTCTGCAATCCACGAAGGATTTCTGGGGAATGATGATCAACATCAGGATCGGTCTCCGCGATGTTTACTTCATCGGCGTGCAGTTGGGTCGAGTGCTTGAGAAGATCATTCCTGGATTGGGCGACATCTTTGGTGGATTAAAAGAGTTCTTCGCGCCGAAGTACTTCGATAAGCTGTTCAGGAGCATCAGCGATTCCGTGAAGAAGTTCTTCGATCCAAACAGCGCTTACAAGGATTCAATACCAACTTTGATCGAAAATCTACAGAATTGCTTCTTCGACATGGTAGATGAAGAGGGACCGAACGCTCGAAGAATACTTGACGGGTTCAAGACGTTTTTCTCCGCGTTCTCTAAGATTGCTGTTGTTGCAATTGGTTGGTTATCGCATCAAATCGCAGACGGAATGAAAGATATTGCTGATTTGATTTCAGGCAAGAAATCGTTAACAATGTTGTCTTCTGTTGGATCTGCGGCCAACGGCGGGTTAGGTTTTCTTGCGGAGATTTTCTTGCCATTGGGTCAAGCGTTGAAGGATGCGTGGAAGACCTTACAAGGACCGCTTTTTTCGTTGCTTGACACGATCGGTAAGCAAGTATGGAAATATTTGACGTCCGATGAAATGATTGAAAGATATAAAAAGTACGCTCCATACGTTGCTGCCGTTTTATTCGGTCCAGGTCTCGTTAGAGCTGGTATTACTACGTTAGCGATGTCGTTGGCCTCTGTCGCAGGTGGTCTTGCATCAACGCTCGTTGGAGGTGTCTTTAAAAAGTTAGGTGTAAAGATTCTTGGTGATATGTTCGATGATATTCCAACAAGCGGCGTTTCAAAATCAATTAATACTGCCATAAAATCGGCGTTTGGTGGTGTTTCTGCAACGGGTGCTGATGTAGGTTCTAAGATTGGCACATCAGCGATTGTTAAGATGACTAGCGGCATCGGTCAGGCTGCTGATGGATTTGCAAAGGCTTTAGGAGCATCAAATTTTGGTAGCGTTTTGGGCGGCGTTATTGGCGTTGCTGCCGCTGCTTATATTGGGATTGAAGGTAAGAAGCTTATCGATGAAACGTTTGATAAGGGAAAGAGATCTGATAAATCTCTTCGTGGTGCAGAGATGGAAGCATGGTCAGCCACTAGCGCGCAAACGCCGATGGAAAAGAAACTTCAACAAATCGACAAACTACAAAAAACGATTGCAGAACAACAGGAAGCGTTAAACACAAAAGGATTCGGCGAAAAAGCACTGAATTGGATTGCAGGCACAGATATTGCTGCTGATCAGGCTGCTGATGCACTTGCGAAGTCAAAACGTACGTTATCTGATCTACAGATGCAGGTCAAACAAGCCGAACAGTCTAACGCTGGTACAGTTGAAGCAGCTCGTAAGAAGATGGCATCTTCATTTGAATCGCAGAAGTTCATGGGTGATACGACGTTAGATGATGCAAAGGGTAAATTGCAATCGCTTGAAGACCTTAGCAAGAAGTTGATGGGAAAGAACTTTGATATTCAAAAGATGATCAACGGTGTTAAGGATAAGTTCAAAGGAATTTCATTTGATATTTTTTCTCCTGAACAGGCTGGATCGTTGGGTGCAAACGTTGAAGTGATGAATCAGTTACAAACTTACGTCAACGCACTTTGTAGCGCACTGGCAGGAATTGATAAGTTAAAGCAATTCGGCGAACGAAAGATGGATCTGAAATCATTGCAGAACGTGAAAGCCATCGTCTCACAGATGATGGATACGTCGTTGGATTTGTCGCAAATGGTTACGAAGGTTGAAGCGAACACAGCGAACTTTCAGAAGAACGTGATGGCATTCACAGATGTCATAAAAGGCGATGAAAAGGGCCGCGGCGGAATTTCAGGCGCTCTTATGGCCGTGTCAGACATGGTCGCGCAAACCAATGAGTTGAACAAGGCTCTCAGTAGCATCGGCAAGATTGACATAAAGACAAAGCTTCAGAACGTTGCGAACGCAGTGGGTCTCGGTAGCAAGGTCAGCTACACCGTGAATCCAAACAAGCAGGTGCAGGTCGTCATAAACCTCGAAGTAACGATGGACGTTGACGAGGTCGAGAAGGTGATGATCATGCGTCAGAAATCGATCATTGCAGATCGTTTGAACTTCGCCACCGGTGAAAACGCTGGACAGCCTGGCACTCCTGCAATTCCTCAATCGTACGTGAAGGGTCAACCTCTACCTAATATAACACCATCAGGTAACAGAACGTTGTAGTGTTTAAACGCGCCAAGTAGTACTAAAACATGCCAAAGAAGAACGATCTAGTTAAACGATTGCGCAATGATGAACTGTACACGCAAGCGTTGGGACGAGCACGTACGCTTAAGGAGCGTGAGATAATCGCTAACTTTGTTGAGGGATTCGTCAATAAGGTTGATGAAGTGATGGCGCCGTTGATCGAACGAGCTAAACGTGATCCCGAGTTTGCAAAGCAACTAGTAAAGGCTATGTCGGAAGGTAAGGGCTTACTTACTGGTGGCCAGTCGTCGGTGTCGGGCTCGAATGCGTAGGAGTGATGTCTGATCCAGGTAACCCATTGAATGCAGGATCTATCGGGTTTCCGATCGACGGTCAAATGTACACGTTCGACGTAGGTCTGCCAGACTCAGAAGGAGGATCACATGGCACATATGTGCCAGGCGTTGACGTCAGCGCAGGTTATGTGGATGCTAATGGTAAGCCGAAGGACGTCACGGCGCCGACAAGGACGACGTTAGCTCAATATATGAGCAAGGTTACGATGGGTAAGGAGGGATCAACGACGGTTCCTAATCAGTACGTAGTTGATCCCATTGGTCCATCGATCGTGACCATAAGCGATTCTAAGGGTTATCCGGGAGGATTAGAGAACCCTCCAATAAACATGAACACGTTCGCCGGTAAGAACGAGAGAACGATCGATTATAGGTCGCCTGTTTATCCGACGACATTAGCTAACTCGATGAAGAAGGGTAAGTCGTCCATAAATTTACCTGATGGAAACGATGTCCTTGCAGGAGTTTCTGGGACGACGACGTACGTTGGTTCACCTGGAAACCTATCGGGCGATGCAACAAACGATTCAACGCCATTGATCGGTCACGTTGACACATCGCAGACGATCGTCAATCCTTACGTTTCTGCCATTTTATCAAGCAACAGGTTTTCAGCCGCCGCGACAAACGTTCAGCAGTTCCCGTACGCCTCGATCGATATTTCTAATCCATCGCCATCGTTCAATCCATCGTTCACCAACCAAAACAAGCTCGGGTTGTACGATAAGAATGCAGGCCCACCGATCACTGCAGGTCGCTTAGCCGCTATTGGCCCCTTGTTGACTATGCGTGCAGGTCTCGAGCTCGGCTCGAATGATCCTGGTGCAGATCCAAACGACGGTGGGTTGCAAGCGAAGGCACTTTTGCCGGGTCTCGCACAATTGGGTACATCGACGGTTGACGTTACGACGTTGTATGCTAGCGATGTTCTAAAATCATTGACGCAGGATGAACCATCTGGCAACGATGTGCTTAGCATCGGAGCACAATCATGGGGACAACTTAACAACACGGATGATCCTTTCTCGGGCACTGATGCGTTGGGAATGCTTGCGTTGTCGACGGCATTGGTTGCCGGCATGATGGTTCTGTTTGATTCGTTGAGCGTCATTCTCGGAATGATAACTCCGACGATCAAATCGCCGTCGTTCGACGGTGAGGGAAGGTATACGCTTGGTGAACACTACCCTGGAATGGCATCAGCACAGAAATCGTCTCAACAAGGTGGAATAGGCGGCGTGGTTGCGTCCGTCAGCACGTTGAACTTCGGTGCGTTGCTTGGGATCGTTCCCACGAATTATCCGTTCAACCAAGCGCTTACGACGGGAATCAATGCGTTCTTTAGCATTCCTGGAGGCGGTGGAATCGGTTTGAATCAATTGGCGGGTGCGTTGACATCGTCGACTGACTCTCCTGGGTTTAACACCGTCGTCGCACGAGCGATCATCAGGAGCGGCGTTACGATCGTTGATAAGCTCAAGGGAATCGGTGGAAATCCGATGAACGTGATAAATTCCATCCTATCATTGATAGACACGATTAGATCATCGAAGATCGTAGCTGCGTGCAACGTGTTCGCAATGCTCGGCGATGCGCAGTTATCGTTGCCTGGTGGTTACATCGATTCGACCGTTTCAAACACCGTGAAGGTGTCATCGATGGACGCAACCCCAGATACGTTGTCGAACGCAGCGAGCAAGAACAGGTTACAATCCAGTCTTAAATTAGCGTGGTCATCGAATAGATCACGAGCGAACCTGTTGATTCCATCGCAGATACTTGCGTTGAACAGCGTGGTCACCATGGATCAGTTCAATCCGACGGGTGCATCGAGTCCTGAATCGTTGGTGAACAACACCGTTACGCTACCGGAGAATTCTGGTCGAATAGATCCTGATACGGCGGCGCAGTTTGAAGCAACGCTTGAAGCTGAGTACGTTCCGTTTTACTTCCATGACATTAGAACGAATGAGATGGTTGGTTTCCATGCGTTCCTTGCATCGTTGACAGATGATTTCACGGCGTCGTACGAGAAGACAGAGGGATACGGTCGCGTTGAACCTGTGAAGATCTACAAGGGTACAGAACGTCGAATCAACATGTCGTTCTATATCATCTCAACGTCGCAGCAGGACTTTGATGAGATGTGGATAAAGATCAACAAGCTCGTCACGCTTATCTATCCGCAGTACACGAAGGGCGTAACGTTGCTGTCACAGGATCAATCGTATTCGTTTACACAACCGTTTAGTCAATTGATTGGAGCATCACCGTTGATCAGGATTCGCTTGGGTGATCTTATTCGAGGAAACTACTCACAGTTTGCTCTTGCGCGGTTGTTCGGTCTCGGCAACAGCGATTTTCAACTCGACAACGTGCAGTTCACTGATGGATCATCGTACGATCAGAGTCAACTTGATCTGTTGAACCAAGCCATTCAGGACGATTTGTTCAATCCACAGGGAAACACATACTACGTTGCTCCAGGAAACTACCCGTTGTACCAAGATAACAGCATTCCGTTTTTGGGATCGTTCGGTGGTGCCACTGGACCTGCAAACGCTCCTACGTTCGATCCAAGCGTGTGTTCCATACCGAACATGTTCATAGCAAAGATCAAAAAGGTTTCTGCGAATAGCAATGGTAACGCGATCATTGAGGTTTGTGAGATTGACATAAACGATGATCCTGTGTTCACGTCTGCGTTCTCAAGTGCTATATCAAGTGCTCAAGCGCAGTTCGAGAACGGTGATCCACTGCAAACGATCGTCGGCGGTACGTACTCGATACCGTTGGATGCTTTGATTCCTACGCCTCAGACGAAGCGTAAGTTGATGCAACAGGTTGCTCCTGGAAGTTCAGGAACGAGCTTTGCATCCACGTTGACGAACTTCATAGATCCTAGCAATAACGCGATTGCAAAGTCGTTCAAGGACACGTATGGTAAGGGTCTAGCGGGTTTCATTGAGACGATGAACTTTGATTGGTACGATAAGGTCACGTGGGAAACGTCTGTTCAAGGTAGGATAGCACCGAAGATGTGCAAGGTCACGTTAGGATTCAGTCCGATACACGACATCAGTCCTGGTATCGATCACATGGGTTACAACCGCGCTCCCGTGTATGGCGTCGGCGTTATGGGTTCGCCGAATGCATCATTCCCGACAAACATCCAACCGAGTAACAACTGATGTCGTTCTCTCGTTACTCGCGTACACCCGTTCTTAACTTCGGTGCACAATACGGCACGTGCAGAGCGCGTGAGGCCATACAGAAAGCGATCGCTGCGGGCACGTTGCTGACAAAACCATTGGTGCTTCGCGGTGCCGAGAGGTTGGACACGATGGCCGGTGTGATCTATGGTGATGCACAATATTGGTGGGTCCTCGCCGCGGCGTCGAACATCGGATGGGGATTGCAGTGCCCGCCTGGGACTTTGCTTCAGGTTCCTTCACTTGCAGACGTAGCATCGTTGATAGGTTAAACGATGGCAAACGACTTTAGCACGCTCACCGGGATCTACGATATGATGCAGCCGGCGGATCTCGCCGGCACGCAGGGATTGAGCTTGGGTGGTGATCCTAAGATCGGTTCGAATGCGTTCAACCAACTGCTTAGCGTTCTTGAGAACAATGGACGTGGAGTGTACACGGCGTCAGATCTCAAGGAGAAGTTGAGCAACCTAACATTGAAATCAAGCGATGGAAACATCGATCTATCGGAATTCATACAGTTCTTTAGCACACAGGGTATTCTTGATCTTGGAAAGTTATCAGATGCTGCAAAGACGTACAAGGATGCAAAAGGCAATGCGGTACAGGTGTCAGGAATTCAGGAGATCATCGGTAAGGATTTTCAGCTGAACGGTGACGCGCAACAGAAGCTACCGTTCGATACGACGATCATCCTGAGCAGGTCACCGTTCTTTCACCCCGCCACTCGCAACACGAAGAAGGCGGAGACGTTTTTAAACTCGATGCCGTCAACCATCCTCGCATCGTTGTCGCCGTACCTTCAGGTCGAGTTCCAGGTCAAGCGTGATCCATCGCATCAGCTACAAGCGCCTGGTTTGCTTAAATTTCTCTTGGGCGCAGTTGATAAGAACGGTCAGGACGCAACGTCCATGGCAAACAAAGCGATGATTGAAGGACATGAGATCAAAGGTAATTCTAACACGCCTGAGATCGATTTTGCCGGCATGGAGATGTTCACTAGCCCACAGACGTTGGTCAATCCACAACCCAACCTCAACGTTGGTACTGATGGAAATCGCTACGTTGATGTGATTGATCCGTTCAGACCATTCGCTTCGTTGGAGCACTGCACGATAACAGCGGTTCCAGCAGTTGGAATGTACTCGTACAAGACGGCATCGCTTGTCATCAAGCTACACGATCGTTCGAGGTTGAACGAGATCAGTGATCTTATCAGGCCACGCGTCTACACGGGAGTCACCGTGTGGATGACGTACGGTTGGCGTGCGCCAGTTCGCCCCGGTGAGAATCCTTACTTTGACTACGTCAACAACACGATGTTGATGCGTGAGGCATATGGTATCATCAACAGCAACTTCACGTTTGATAACGTCGGTCAGGTGACAATAACGTTGCAGCTCTTCACGAAGGGCGTCATCGAAATGCGTGAATCGAAGATCAGCGATAACATCAATGACATTGATTTCCAATTTAAACAGATAAAGATCATTGCTGATCAGATTTCTGAGTATAGAAAGAAGTTAAAACTTGATCCTCCCGATGGAATAAGCAAGGAAATACGAAGGTTTTTGATACTTGACGCGGCCGAACAGGGTGAATTTCCCAACCTCAAGGTTCAGGATGTGACGACCGCGATAAACCAACTACGTGCAACGCTTGGAAACACAAAGGGAATCGATAAGGACGCTCTCAATGGTATGATCACATCGTTGCAGCAACTGTATGCGCCAGCGACGAACGATAAGACGAAGTTTAGTCTTAAGGATCGTTACGAGTCTCGAGTCACCTCAACGATCAACGCGATGTTCGATGAAGCGATAACGGGTACAGATCCTTTCCTGCCTATTTCACTCAAGAACGGTGGTTACAAGCCCTTGGTTGGTGACGAGATCGCTACGATATGTGATAGTTACAACTCTTCACCAAAGACGCCACCGGTGAATGGATTGGCACGTAAGGCCCTAGTTTCCTTTGGTAAGCTTTTCATGGTGTTCGTCGTGAGGAACTTGATCAGCGCAAACGTTACCGATGAACTGCAGGTGTTCTTTTACAATCTCAATGAATCATGCGGTCCCGTGAGCGGTCATTCCATCGCTGAGTTTCCGATTGATATGCTAATGTTCAAGGATCAGTATAGACAACACGTGCAGAAGATCGGTAGCGAAAGGATAACGTTGGAGGACTTTCTTCTGCTCATCATAAATGCACAGTTTCAGGATAATAGGTCTGTCGGTTATGGAATGTCTGCGTTCTACGAGGCGTATGATCCAAAGAATCCAGATGCAAAGCTCAAGGATCACGAGGGTGAGGAGAACTCGCAGCTTGGCAAGTACCTTAATAAGTGGGGAACGTTCAAGAAACCCGTCATAGAGATGTACATCGAGACGACACACCAGCGCGTTCCTGATACGGGTTACACGGACATCCTAACGATGATGGATTATTCTGCGGTAAATTCGGCAACGTTGAACTCCGCTGACCTTCACAACCTTGCGTCTAAGAAGATCATGAGGATCCACGTTTACGACAAACAGATGAGTCCTCGCAAGGCCGCGACGCAGTTGCTACGTGCTGATGATAAGGCCGGAGGATTCATATCGATACCTGCGACGGATTTTGCGATTCAAAAAACGACAGACAAGACGTTGGCTTCGATTCCAACGTCGATCGCGACCGTTCAGAGCGACCTTGCGACTGGTCATATACAGATCGTTGACTTCACGAGTAACCAACAGATGAAGGATTTCGTGTCCAAGATGGTACCGACGATAAGGTTTGGATCGAACGGATCAACGATAACGAACGCGCAGCTCGCTTCGAAGGCTGATGCTTTGTTATCGACGGTGCAGATGATCAGGACGATGACAATGAAGAATTCAGCTCATGCGAACGGAAGCGGCGAGGGCGGTGTTCCACTGCGCGTCATTCCGGCGCAGTTGACGCTGACGACGTTGGGAAACGTGCTCGCCACGATGGCGCAACAATACATGGTAGATTTTCAGACAGGCACAACGCTTGATAACCTTTATATAGTCGTTGGCACGACTCACACGTTTGCGCCTGGAAAATTCGAGACCACGTGGCAGATGGGTTATTCTGATGCATATGGTGTTTTTGAGGGACCACCAAACGTGCAAAAATGGATTTCTCAATTCCCTGCCACTGTGACAGGTGCTACTGGTTGATGAACATTTGTGACGTTGGCGTACTGTTTTTAGTTCGATGTATGATGTGAACGACGAGTGCAACGTTCTCAACCTTCGTGTTACGATTCAGTCATGGTACGAACGTTGAATGATCAATGCCAGCTCAATCCTGGTGATTTGATCGAATGGGTGTATAAATCTGATTCTCAACCCGTCGATGAGGATGCCAAACTTTGGTCAACGACGATGAAGCGTTGGGTTCCAATCGGCGTTCATCCCATGATGCTCATTTCGATGACAGACGAATTCTACATGTGGTTGACCCCGAAGGGGTTGTTCCACGCGTGTGTGGATGATACGTCGGCATGCCCGTCGGCGGTCAGTTTCCTCGAGGTTGTTCCACGCGTGTGTGGATGATACACTTAGGCCCTTCCTATGTCTACCACCGAGGCTGGTTGTTCCACGCGTTGTAGGAGAACCTCGATGAAACCAGGTGATTTGATCGAGTGGGTGTATAAATCTGATTCTCAACCTGTCGATGAGGATGCCGAACTCTGGTCGACACCGATGCAACGTTGGGTTCCAATCGATGTTCACCCCGCCGTCCTCATTTCAATAACCGACGAATTCTATTCTTGGTTGACCCCCGGGGGTTGTTCAGCGCGCGTGTGGATAACACGAAGATCATATTGAGCGCGAGAGGCTATACGGAGGTTATGTTCGCGCGCTGATGACATGATAGTCCACTGGAGTAGCGACCAATTCGGAGTTGTTTCACGTGCCATCGGAGAACATCGATGAAACCTGGTGATTTGATCGAATGGGTGTATAAATCTGATTCTCAACCCGTCGAAGAGGATGTCAAACTCTGGTCGACACCGATGAAGCGTTGGGTTCCAATCGGTGTTCAACCAATGATGCTCATTTCGATCACCGACGAGTTTTATTCTTGGTTGACCGCGGAGGAGTTGTTCCACGCGCGCGTGGATGACGCGTGCGAAGGTCGTATCCCGGTCAGGCAACATTCTCGGTTGTTCCACGCGTTGTAGGAGAATCTAGATGAAACCAGGTGATCTCATCGAGTGGGTGTATCAATATAATTCTCAACCCGTTCTTGAGAATCAAGAACTCTGGTCAACGCCGATGCAACGTTATATTCCAATCGGTGTTCAACCTGCCGTTCTCATTTCAATCACCGACGAGTTCTATTCTTGGTTGACCCCGAATTGGTTATTCCACGCGCGCGTGGATGACGCGTTTGTGCCCGTCACGCGCGAACGCTTTCGGCGGGTTATTCCACGCGCGCGTGGATGACGCGGTGTCGCGCTCTCTGGTCGCACGGCGAGACTGGGTTATTCCACGCGTTGTAATCCTTTGATTTGTTTGTTACTATCTTTTTCATGTCCTGCGAACTCTTGGAAGATGTTGTTGATAGCACCGGTCGCGAATTGTTTTTAACAATGAATGTTCACAACAATTTATTTATTGAAATTGAATCTTATACACACGAATCATGTTGTAGGTTTCACATTCCTCCCGATGAAAAAGGAATCAAAAATGCGAACACGTTGATCGAAGCGTTGCAATCTTGGTTAGCACACGTGAAGTTGTGTGAAGATGATAACAATCACGTGTCAACTTCGACAAAATGAATTCAATACCGTTTTGTGTTCTGAAGCACGTCATCGGTACTCCACGGCACCTTCTCTTTAACGATGGGTTCTCGTGGGTGGATGTTATTCCTGATCACACGTTCTTCGTCAACGATGTAGTATTGGAGAACGATAATTGGTGCCTGAACACCGTTGCAAGGCTAGCGAACGTCGACTTGCAGTTGTTACCACCATCGCGGTTCATCAATGCGATTAGATCGTGTTCGTTCACAGGTGATGTTCCATGGCAGAAGGTGATGCCCATTCGTGAACACCATGCCTTCGTGAGTGGCATCATTGATCGATCGAATGTGAGCATTGGTTCGCCTTCGTTGGGTTACTTTGAGACCGTTTGGAGGGCCGGAAATGCAGTCATTGCCTCATTGCAACCCGTTCACGTTGATCGATCTAAATGGCAAACGTTGATATCGTTGAACAGGGGAAATGTGCCTGCGATCAGGTCGTTCGAGCCGAACGATGAAGGTGTGGCAAATCGGATTGTGTACAACAGGTTCGCCACGTTAACCGGCAGGTTGACAGTACAGAGCGGTTGTCCACAAATCCTTACGTTGAACCGTGAGTTTAGGAACCTGATGGTGTCGCGTTACGGATCTGAGGGTTCGATCGTTGCGATTGACTTTGCTTCATTGGAGGCTCGCGTGCTTCTTTACGAGCACGGTGGATCGTGCGATGAACACGATCTGTACGGCTCGATCGCAAGGGAGATGGGTTGCGATAGGAACGCTGTCAAGGGTGCAGTGATCAGCGAATTGTATGGTAGCAGTAGGCAAGCGTTGAGTGATGCGTTGGGAATGAGCGGCAAGGAACTGACCGCGTTCGTGAAGCGAATCAAGTTGCAGTTCAGGACGAGCGAGCTGCTAGAACGAATCAAGGCATCGTTCATCGCTAATGGCTACCTCACGAACAGGTACGGACGTCGAGTCGTTATTGATGATCCTCTCGACAACGTGCTTGTGAACTACTACGCTCAATCAACGGGCGTTGATGTCACGATGCTTGGATTTAACCAAATCATCGGTTTATTGCCGAACAGAGCACACCCCGTGTTCTTGTTACACGATGCAATGATCGTTGACGTTCACAATGATGACCTTGAAGCGGTGATGGCGATTGATCACGTTAGGGTTCGAGGGTATATTCAACGTTTTTATATGAAATCAACGATCATTGCTTGAACACGTGACAGAACGTGGTTTACGTTTTGTGTTATGCAAGACAACGATGAATACATTGAAGTTGGAATCGTCTACCTTGAACACGGCGTCGGTGGACCTGGTTTTTACATCTGGGAACGTGAGGACTTTGATGCGGGTTGCTTCTACTTCGGTAGAACGAGGCCGACAGAAAATGAACTGAAGGCGATCAATCCTCTGTACGTTGAGGTGCAGTGATGTCCCTCACTCCAGAACAGATCGAGCAGAACTGGACTCGTTTTACGTTGCTGTGTGAACGAACTGGCGATCGTGTTGCATCGATCAAGTCGATGCTTGATGAAATTGATGAAAGGCTGTGCCTGTGTCCAGCGTCAGCGAAGCGCGATTACCACTGTTGTTTTGCGGGTGGATTGGTTGATCACAGTTTACGTGTTCTCAACAACCTCGTCACGATCAACAATGCTTATAATTGGAAGCTACCGAAGCAGAGCATGATCATTGCATCGTTGTTTCACGACCTCGGAAAGGTTGGTCTTCCAGGAAAGGAATCGTCAAACGACTTCTACGTTCCTCAGACTGATTCTTGGCGTCGCGACAAGTTGGGTGAGGAATACACGTATAATAACAATATAACATACATGACGACGCCCGATCGAACCGTGTTCGTCCTGCAACACTACGGCATCACGTTGAACGCTGATGAGTGGTTGGCGATCAAGCTCAACGACGGAATGGTTCTGCCCGAGAACAAACCCTATTGCTTGAAGATCTCGCCGCTCGTCTATGGATTATCAACGGCAGATTACATTTCAACGGTCAGCGAAAAGGACGTATTTTATTGGCCTGCCGTTGATCAAGACGTTACAGAATGATACTTATTCCATGAGCAACCTGCTCAAAGAGTACATTCGGTTAGCGGTTTTGGAAGCGCATGATGCTCGGGTACCAAATCAATTGGTTTCCGATGACGTTGATGATGATGAAAGCGGCGAAGCGGTCGACGAGATGGGTGCAGGAGCTGGATCAGGCGGAATTGCGGGTTATACCGCTCCGTTGGGAGCAGATCCTGACCAACTTGGACGATCTAAAAACGGTAAGCGGTAGAAACAAACGTGGTAAAACGATCTTGAACAACGCAGGGTGCGGTGTTAGGATCGAATTCGTAAGAAGGAAAGAGGAAGACGAAGATGGCTGTGAACCTAGACGCAATTCGTAAGCGGATACTCGAACTAAGCGGACAGAGCAAGAACTCATCTGTCCAACTATGGAAACCGACGGTAGGCGAGTACAGAGTGCGTCCGCTACCTTGGAAGGATACGACTCCTGAGCAACCGATAAAGGAACTGAGGTTTTATTACCTCGGTGAACAACGCAGGATCCTTGCTCCGATACAGTTCAATAAGCCTGATCCCATTGCTGAGCTAACGCGGAAGCTGTATTCGAGCGGTTCGGCTGAAGATCGTGAGTTGGCAAAGAAGCTGCGAGCAAAGACGACGGCATACATTCCGATCATCGTTCGTGGTCAGGAGGACAAGGGTGTTCTGGTTTGGAGCTTGAATCCGTTCCTGTACCAACGAATGTTGAGCTTCTTCACAGATGAAGATGGCGGTGATTACCTTGATCACGAGACAGGAAACGATCTAAAGGTCGCTCTTGTTCCTTCGAAGAAGGTGTACAACGGTAAAGCTCAACTCGACACGAACATCGATCTCAAACGTTCGTGTAAGCTATCTGACGATCCTGCTCAGGCCAAGAAATGGCTCGATGCGATTCCTGATCTAAACGACCTGTATAAGTTACAGACGTATGATGAGATCTCATCGTCATTGAACACGTGGCTCGATAGCGGAACAGCGATTGATCCAAAGGCTGATGGCGCCGCTCGTGGGGCTAAGCCGAAGGATGATCTCGACCTGTTGAAGGAAGAGATTGCCGCACAACCCGTTGTCGTTGAGTCGAAGAAGGCTGCGATCGATGAATCCGTGGTTGTTGAAAAGACCGCAACAAAGAAAGCGTCGAAGAAAGCTGTTAGCATCGATGATGACGATGATGCACCGAAGCCCGTGAAGCAGAGCCTCGAAGATGCATTTGCAGACCTGATGGTCGACGAGTCCTAACGTTGTAGCTGGTGGCGATGTTCATTGCCACCGATGCGTTTCTGGTGTAAAGTCGCACGCCCGGGATCCAATCGGGAGATGGAGGTGCAAGTCCTCCGTTACGCTCAAATTCTATCAAATCACAATGTTCGTGGAGGTTACGTGGCCAAGAAAGAGAAGCTCGAAGCAGGTTCTGTTAAAACTGATACAGAAGTACTCGATGAGTTAGATCAGCTGACAAGTTCGCTTATTCGAGATATAAATAAGGAATTTGGTCTACGAGTTGCTTATAACTTGGCGGAAACGCAGGCTCCAACTGTTGTTAAACGTTGGATTCCGACTGGATCCATACAATTAGATTATGCGATCAGGAACGCTCCTGGAGGAGGTTATCCTGAGGGAAGGATCATCGAGATCGCCGGAGTTCCTTCAGTTGGTAAGAGTCACCTTGTCTACCATACAGCTGCTAATGTCCAAGCGATGGGCGGACTAGTCGTATATATTGACACGGAGAATGCAACGCCGATCGATAAACTCAAGTTGATGGGAATTGACATTCGTAAGCGATTTGTGTACTGCGATACACACTGTACAGAAGAGGTGTTCAAGATCGTTGAATCGATCATTCTAAAGGCAAAGTCGATGCCTTCGACGAAGGATGTGCCAATTCTCGTTGTTTGGGATTCAGTTGCGGCATCATCGCCAAAGGCTGAACTTGAGGGTGATTACGATAAGGATACGATGGGTCTACAGGCACGCGTCATAAGCAAGGCGATGCGAAAGATCACGGGTGTCATCGGTCAGAACAACATCACGTTCATCTGTGTCAATCAACTGAGGGACGCGATCGGCGTGATGCACGGTGATCCACAAACGACGCCGGGCGGAAAAGCTATTCCATACCATGCTAGCGTTCGATTACGATTGACATCTGGATCGCAGGTCAAGGATAAACACGGAAACGTCATCGGAATTCACGTGATCTGCACCGTGAAGAAGAACAAGGTCGCTCATCCTTTCAGAAAATACGAGTTTGATATCATCTTCGGATCTGGAATTTCAGAATGCGAGTACATCTTTGATGAGGTTCGTTCGTACTGCGCAGAAAACGATGTTACATTCGATTGGACGGATGAAAAGGGCGTTGTTCACAACGTCATGGCAACAGTTGCGGGTACATCAGCTTGGAAGGATCTAATTGTCAGTGATACGAAGACGGGTGAAGTTCTCGTTGAGAAGAAGTTCTACAAGCCTGCATTCGGCGACGTGATGAAGGATCCACAGACGAAGTTCTTCGTCGATAAGGTGATCGAGGCTACATATACGCTAAAAGTGGGCGAGAAAGCCATGGACGAGGGTGAATCGCCAGCAAGCGATGACGTTGAAGACGAGAGTTAAGTGATCGAGTGTATGATATGTCATGCACAATTCACGATGGTTTCTAACTCGCACATCAAGAAACATGGATTGACGTGTGAAGAGTACAAACGAATGTTTCCAGGCGTTGTTTTAGCCAAACAAACGTGGTTAGACGAATGGCGTAATAGCGATGTTAATAAACGACATTGTCGTGAACAAGCAATCATCATGCTTAATGATGATGAAATTCAAAAACGACGACGCGTAGGATTGAATGAAATGTGGCAGGATTCTTTGTACCGTGAACGTCACGCAAAGGCAATGAAGGTTGCACTAAGCGTCGAGAGTTATCGTCAAAAAATAAAAAATCGAGTTGTCACGCATCGCATGCGAATGTCTAACTTTGATAAGTGGGTTGCTGATTTTGGTCACGATGAAGCCATTAAACGCCAAGCAGATTGGATGTCAAAGAACGTTTTACCCACGAAATCTAAGAACACAAAGATTGAATTGATGGTTCAAACCATGCTAGATGAATTACGTGTTGAGTACAAAACGCAGTTTCCAGTTCTTCATTACTTGTGTGATGTGTACGTTCAATCATTGAATTTGATCATTGAAGTTAATGGAAATTATTGGCACGCAAATCCATCGATTTTTAAATCTGATGACATCATTGGACATAAGAAAACGTTAGCCAAAGAATTATGGCATAATGATGAACGTAGAGTAAATGAATTAATTGAAATGGGTTATAAAGTTCTTGTTCTTTGGGAAAGTGACATTAAGAAGATGAATTCAACGCAGTTAAAAACACTGATAGACGAAAGGATAACGTAACAACAATGAACATCAACGTAAAAGTTAAACTGGATGCCATTACCGCTTCGTTGCCAACGTATGCTACCGCCGGTTCTGCTTGCTGCGACGTTCGAGCCGCCCATGATGCCGTCGTTCAGATGCGTGGTGGAACAGCTTTGATCGGCACCGGACTCTTTCTCGAGGTCCCGGATGGGTACGAGTGTCAGATTAGGCCACGGTCTGGATTGGCGTTGAAACATTGCATCACCGTTCTCAATTCTCCTGGTACGTTAGACAGCGATTATCGAGGAGAACTGAAGATTTTATTGATCAATCATTCATGCTATTATGATTTTAACATCAATTCGGGCGATCGCATTGCACAGATCGCGTTCGTTCCTGTTACTCAAGCAACGTTTGACGTTGTCGATGAATTGAATGAAACCGAACGCGGTGAAGGTGGATTCGGATCGACTGGTGTCGCCGGCTGATGGATTTTACCGTTCAGTGGACGATTTCAGCCGACGTTGAATCACTTGTTGATAGCATCGTTGAGTGTAAAAAGGGGTTAGCAAACGCTTTAAAGGCGAAGAATCCGTTCAATACGAGGTTGAAGGTCGTTGCTTGTGATGCATATGCTTCGCCGAAGCTATGTGAACTGCTCAATTTGAGCGAGCTGTGCACGTTGGTTGATCCTGATTCTGATGTTGAAATCGTCGTTGATGAACGTCATCCGATCAAACAATCTGAATTTTCAACGCCGATCGCAGGGTTTGAACTGTTTACGTTGTATAACGATGAAATAATAGGTGATGATCGTATCAGGATCATTGTTCTGTGCGAAGTTGGTAACGATAACGTTGAGATTTACTATGGCAACGTGGAGTTGGTGAGTTCATGAAGGATGCTGTTCTGTTTTTAGAGTTGTTGACGAAGAGGTTTCCACCCATTTCGAGGCACAGCCATCAGTTGTTGCTCAGGAACGGGAAGTTGCAATTGAACCTCGTCAACGTCACGCCGTGTTGGAAGTTTACGTTCGATGACTCTGACGTGTTGAAATCAGCAAATCAATTGGTCGATGAAATTGCACGGATCATGGTAACAACGAAGGAAGTTCCTCCGCCTCCTGATTCGATTGCTTAGATGTTTTCATATGTATCGTGCGTCTACACATACATTCGTTGATGGCACACGATCAGTTGATGGTGCACGTTCAGTTGATGGCATACATCGTTCATAGGCATCGTCTGTTCTCTGTGAGTAACCGTAGTCAACAAGCACAATACGTCCATCTGCCGCTTTACCCCATTGCATGTAACCGTCAATGTCATCGAATGTAATTTCATTGTTCTTGCGTAATTTGTACAGTTTTTGTAGCAATTCGGGTGATTTGTTAGTTATATATTCGTTAGTTATATCTTTGAGGGTTATGAGTCTAGTACGTCCATCATCGTGACCTGTCGCGGCAATATTTAACTCTTTATCAGATTTGAACGGTCTAACAAGATCAGCGATGATCCACGTATATTTTTGTTCATCGTACTTGTGGATCTTTGTGATGATTGATTTCAATAGAGATGATGCATTTTTATAGATTGCAACTTCTTCCTCGTTTTGTATAAGTCCTAATTCGTTGGATGCGATCTTCATAGCAAACCTGCTGCTCAACGTGTACGCGACTCGGCTCGAACCCTCGCCTAGTTTTTGTAACCTTCTGTCGGCATACTCAAGTCGCTCTTGTATCGTTTCTAACGACTTGAACTCATAGAGGTTGAATCGTTCATTGGCACCGTTCTTCGATCTGATTCTTTCAATCATCAGTTTGATGCATTCGTTGATAGCGTCCATCGTTGATAGGTATCATGCAGTCTACCTACCGTTGAACTTCACGTGTTTCGTTGTTACTGTTGAAGTTCATGGATTTGACGCAAACAGACAGACCCGTTTTGATAATTGATGCGTACAACCTGTTCATACGTAGTTGGGCAGCATTTCCGACGATGTCAACGAATGGTTACCAAATGGGAGGGTGCATAGGGTTTTTAAAGACCATGAGAAGGCTGGTCGATGACGTTCAACCAAGCGCTGTGTACGTGGCGTGGGAGGGTGGAGGATCGACTAGGAGACGTAAGCTGTTTGCAGAGTACAAACTCGCGCGTAGACCTGAGAAGCTAAACAGGTTTTATGAGGATGATATTCCTGACACAGAGGACAACAGAAAGTACCAACTTGAATCATTAATTCACATGTCAAGGTGCATTCCGATCTGTTCGTTGTACGTTTCTGATTGCGAAGGAGATGATCTCGTTGCATACCTTTGTTGTGGTCCCATGAGGGATCGTAACAAGGTGATCGTGTCGTCTGATAAGGATCTTTACCAATTGCTAGACGATAAAACGAAGCAATATAGCCTTCATAAGAAAACATTTGTGACGAAAAACGATGTGTTTGAGGAGTTCAGAGTTCAGTCGAAGCACTTCGCCATTGCAAAGGCGCTGTGTGGTGATAAGGGCGACAACGTGCCAGGATTCAGAGGAATTGGTTTCAAGACAGTTTCAAAGCTATTCCCATTTCTTGGATTGGAGGGTGATATCCTGTTACAAGATGTGATTGATTATGCCAGTTCACACGTTGATGAATCGAACAAATTTCGTGACATCGTTGAACACGTTGAGGATTTACGACGTAATTGGGCATTAGTGTACCTCAATGGAAACATGCTTTCTGCAACGCAACAGGCGACGATAGATGGTCGATTGAGCTCCTATGAGCCGCGCAGCGATCACGTTGGATTGGTGAGGTTGCTCATCAAGGATGGCATCAACGATTTCAACGTTGCAGACTTCATGTACACGTTCAATTGCATTGAAGGGTTGAATAGCAATGGCAAAGGAGCTTCTTGATGGCAGATGTTAAAATGAGTGCATCTTTTTCTGAGTATGGAAAATCGTTTCAAGAGCGCATCATGCAGGCATTGCTCACTGATCCTCAGTGGGCAGAACAACTATCTGAGGTGATCGACGTTTCGTACTTTGATCTGAGGTACCTACAGTTTCTTGCGAAGCACTACTTCGATTATTCTAAGAAGTACAAAGTCTTTCCTTCGTTGCAGTTGTTAGTAACGATAATAAAGGATGAGTTGAAGGTAGGCACCGACGTTATTCTACGCGATCAGATCATTGAGTACCTTCAACGAACGAGAGCAAATCCAGACGTTGGCGATCTTGGTTACGTCAAGGATAAATCGCTTGACTTCTGTAGAAAACAGGCGTTGAAGGCGGCACTGTCAACAGCTGTTGATCAGATGCACGAAGGTAGGTACGAACAGATCGTTGAGGGAGTGAAGAAGGCCGTCAGCGTAGGTACATCACCATCATTGGGTCACGATTTTTTCAATGACTTCGATGCAAGGTTCACAGTCCTGCAACGTAACGCAGTTCCAACAGGAATTGATGAGCTCGACAGGAAGGACATCCTTAACGGAGGATTGGGATCGGGCGAGATCGGAGTCATAATAGCTCCGACTGGAGTGGGAAAATCTCATTTTTTGGTGTGGTTAGGCTGTCATGCATTGAAGTTAGGAATAAACGTTGTTCACTATACGTTCGAACTATCTGAGGAAGCAACGGCGATTCGTTATGATTCGAACCTGTGCGACATCGATTCGAACACCGTCATCGCCAACAAGGAACAGGTGATTGAAGCGTACAAATCGATGGGTGGTGAGATGGGTCGGTTGATCATCAAGGGGTTTCCGGCGAACACCGCTACGGTTCAAACGCTTCGAGCACACATGGAACGACTTGATCTACGAGGATTCAGACCGGGACTCATCGTAGTAGATTACGCTGACATCATGCGTTCCTCAAGACAATACGATGCTTTACGACACGAGTTGAAACTCGTTTACGAGGAACTGCGTAGCCTAGGTCAGGAGAAGAAGTTTCCAATTTGGACGGCGAGCCAATCGAACAGAGAAGGCAGCCAAAGCGATGTCGTTGATCTAAACAATATGTCAGAGGCCTATGGCAAAGCGTTCGTTGCGGACGTTGTTTTAAGCATCAGTCGTAAGACGTATGAAAAAGCAACTGGCGAAGGTCGATTGTGCATTGCGAAAAATCGTGCAGGACGTGATGGCCTCGTGTATCCATTGCAGATTGATACTGCACGTAGCAAGTTCGCGATCTGCGGAAACATCATGAGCTTTCAGAAGGCTTCCACTGATGACGAGAACGAACACAAGCGACAGATCAAGGCGAAGTGGTTGGAGATGAAGAACGATCCTGCGTTCGGTGGTGCGTTGAAGTCAAACGAACCCGAGACGGTCTGATAGTTATGAAACACTGCAACGTATACAAGATGTTCGTATGGACCGCCACATGGTTTATGTTGGTCGGTAAGGAGAGATTGAATTGACGACGTACACATACGACGAGGCCCGTGTCGCCTCGTGTGCTTACTTTAACGGTGATTCTTTAGCTGCTGAGGTATTCATCACGAAGTATGCGCTTCGTGATGAAAATGGAGAGTTCATTGAATTGACGCCTACCGACATGCACAGGAGGTTGGCACGTGAGTTTGCTCGTATAGAAGCAAAGTACGCGAATCCGATGTCTGAAGATGAAATCTTTGATATGTTCGATGGATTCAAGCGCATCATACCGCAAGGATCACCGATGAGCGCCGTTGGAAATTCGTCGCAGGTTCAATCGTTGTCGAACTGCTTCGTCATTGCGCCTCCCGTTGATTCGTATGGATCCATTGCAAGAGCCGATGAAGAAATGCTTCAGATACAGAAACGTCGTGGAGGCGTTGGTGTCGATCTTAGCAACATCAGACCGCGCAACACCGTTGTTCGCAATGCCGCGAGAACGTCAGCTGGCGTCATTAATTTCATGGAGAGGTACTCCAACACAACGCGCGAGGTCGCTCAGGGAGGTCGTAGGGGCGCTCTTATGGAGACGTTGGACGTTCGCCATCCAGACATCGAAACGTTCATCAATTCGAAACGTGATTTAACAAAGATCACGGGTGTGAACATTTCTATACGCGTTACAGATGAGTTCATGAATGCCGTTGAAACGGACGCTGATTTTACGCTTCGTTGGCCGGTTGAGTCGACGATCGAATCTGCTAGAATTACACGCGTCGTCAAGGCGCGGACAATTTGGTCGCAGGTAATGCACGCTGCTTGGTTGTCAGCCGAACCAGGCGTTCTTAATTGGGACACCGTGATTCGTAACTCAATGGCGGATGAATTTGCCGACAAGGGGTTCAAAACCGTTTGTACGAATCCATGTTCAGAATTACCCTTGAGCGTAAATGATTCATGTCGTTTGTTGTTGTTGAATGTTTTATCGTATGTTGTTGATCCATACACAGACAATTCGCGTTTTGATTTTGAATCATTCAACAGCGATGCTCGTAAGGCACAACGCTTGATGGACGATCTCGTTGACCTAGAAATTGAAGCGATAGATCGCATCATTGCAAAGGTCACCAGCGATCCTGAATCGATTTCTGAGAAGCAGCGTGAGCTTTCGTTGTGGCATGGCATTCGAACGGCGTGCGTGAACGGTCGTCGAACTGGCACTGGAGTCACGGCGCTTGGTGACGCCGTCGCTGCACTCGGCATGCGTTACGGTAGCGATGAATCGATAAACGTCGTTGAATGCATCTATAGGGCCCTAGCGCTATCTACACATGCCAGCAGCGTCGAGCTTGCGAAGGAACGTGGAGCGTTTCCATCGTGGGAAC